ACCTTCGTTGCTGGCGTGCATATCAGCCACAAACCCAGCAGCCAGTTCGTCAGGGATGTCAATTGTGAATTGAGCCATGTGTTTCTCCTTTATTAAGCAGTGACGGATTTGATCACAGCAAAGCGAATGACAATTGCTTCACTGAGTGATGCCGCAGTGATGTTGCGGACGTTGATCGCTGCAGAACCAGCAGCGGCCTGTGCGTTCAACAGGTAAGAGCCAGCCGTACCACCAGAGACATGGTTCAAGATCAGCACGTCAGTTGCAGCAATCGTGCTGTTGGTCAAGGTGAACGTTGCTGTTGTGTCAGCAGCCAGTGCTGCAGCGTTCATGGTGACTTGACCGCAGACGTTATTAAGTGTGACGCCTGTGGTCTTACTGGTGGCTTGAGTGACCGTGCCACCGCCAGCCGTATAGCCAAATGCACCACTGCTGATACCAAGATTGCTACCAGCTAATTCACCAGACAGGTTGTACATCACCTGACCACTACTGCCACTAATCAACGCGACAGTTCCAGTTGCATCAGGCAAGGAAATGGTTCGTGCAGCCGTTGGTGTGATGGTCTGAAGTGTGGTGGTAAATGACCCACCATCACTCAGGTTCACATCACCAGTAATACCTAGGACGTTGGTTGTTTTGTTCCAGGTGAAGTCAGCATCACCACCAAAGGAACCAGAGTCATTGAACTGTACCTGTGTGTTACTACCACCAGGAGTTCCTCCACCACCTCCTCCAGCAGGGGCTGCCCACGTACCATCAGCACGAAGGAAGTTGGTTGTACCACCACCACTGAGCGGTGTTAGACCAGCTTCAGTGCTGCTGAACAGGGGAAGGGTGACATCAGCTCCAGTACTACTGGCCAGCAATCGTGTACTTGCGGTGTAGCTAAGGTCAGTAGCTACGTTGACTTGAGCACCGGCTTCAATACCGTCCAGCTTTGTCTTGTCCGAAGCGGACATCGAACCAGCAGCGGACGTGGTAGCTGCACTGATGCTGATGGCGGGAGTGGCACCACCGCTAGAAACGATAGGAGCTGTACCAGTAACGCTGGTCAGATACGTGCTGGTATCCAGGCTCCAGGTATTAGCAGCAGTCTTTCTTAGGAAACCACTTGTACCAGCCAGTCCTGCAATTGCAGTCAGGTCTGGATCAGATGCCTGTGCATCAGTAATACCATAACCACTGAGCGTGGTTGGCTTACCAGTGATTGCACTAAAGGCTGGTGTAATTGTTACTACACTACCTGTACCAGTGAGCCTACCTTGGGCATCAACTGTGAACGGTGTTAGTGCTGTAGCAGAGTTGTTATACGTGCCAGCAGTAACAGCAGTGTTGGCAAGATTCAAGGTAACACTACCTGTCGTCCCACCACCACTCAGTCCAGTACCAGCAATTACTGCATCAATATCACCAGTACCAGTACCACCACCACCTGTTGTATCAAGATCAAAGTTATTGGTAAATGGATTAAATTTGTACATTACCTTTAGTTATGTTCGACAGAGATGCCACTTGTAGTCCAGCCTCTCTGATATGGAAATGGTGTATCTGGTGCTGACCTACCATTGGCGCCTTGCTTTCCTTGTGGACCAGGTGGCCCTTGTTTACCTTCAGGACCACGAGGACCTTGTGGACCAGGTGGGCCGGGAGGACCTTCAGGACCTTCCGCTCCATCTAATCCATCATAACCTGGTTCACCTTGTGGACCAATCATTGATACACCAGCAGGCCAACCTTCATATCCTTTGGGTCCATAAATTACCCAATGAATATAATCAATATAGAACTCACCAACTCTACCAACAGAAGGTAATGGTGGATTAGTACCGCTCAACAATCCTAATCCATCAGTACCATTCCTTCCTGGCTGTCCACGATCACCTGTTTCACCCTTTGGGCCAGGTAAACCTTGAGGACCTTGAGGACCTTCAGGCCCTTGCTCACCATCATATCCAGGCTCTCCCATTTCACCAGGAGGACCAGGCGGTGCATATTCAGGAACAAAAGATAAGATACCAGTGACAGGATTGAGGCGGAACATTACGAGATACGAGTTACACTTGTGAGGAAATTGTTGCCGTCATACGTCATTTGAACTGTAGCTACAATCTGTCCACTTGATCCACCATACCGATATACCACGGTGGTTGGATTACCATTGGCGTCATTAGTCAAACCAATGTAGTCATGTTCAGGTACGCTAAAACCAGATTCAACTTGACGTGCTGAGAAGCGGCCAGTTTTAATATTCTGATCAGGCATTATTACCAAGGAGGAGTAGTAGACAGTGTACTGGGTTGTGCAATTGCACCTTTGGGAGACAGTTCAGTGAGCGTAGTCTCGGGGCTATAAGGGATTTGGAATCCGTTATTATTTGATGTTGGTGTTACGTAAAGAACAGCTTCAACACTAGACACTTTAGGGTCAAAGGGATTAGCTCGTGCCATTTTACTTTGAAATTACTTTTTCTTTTTGGTTTTAGATTTACCAGCACTGTTAAGTGCAGCAGCAACAGCTTGCTTTTGAGGATAACCTTCTGCCTTCATCTTGCGAATGTTAGCAGATACAGTATTATCAGATGAGCCTTTCTTAAGAGGCATCAGAAGATACCAGGAATGATTTGACCAGTCAAGATATAAGCGCCAATAGCAGCCACGAAACCAAGCATAGCAAGGCGACCGTTGAGTTGTTCAGCACGCTCATTATGAGGAACGGTATAGTCTTTGTCAGTGTACATGGCAGGTTCTTTAGCAAAGATGTTTTGTTGGTTGCGGTCGTTGGTGGTTACTGTCATTAGAATTGAATGTTGGATCGTTCCAGTTTATCTGCAATGTCAGCACGATAAGCTGGATCCTTATCGTAACGTGGGTCACTCATAGCTGATACTAGTTCTGCTTGAGAGCGGAACACATCAGCTGTATTACGTGGTGACTGTCCAGTGAGCAGTTCACCTTCATAGCCAATGGCATCTTGATACCGTGCATTCAATGCTTGTACAGCAAAGAACATAGCAAGCGGATCACCACGATCCATTACTGTATCGTACATACCCACTTCCTGTTCAGAGAGGTTCTGGCTTGCCCATTGAATCATGTTTTGATACTCTCCAGTACCACCCACTGATTCTTGGATTTGTTCGATATCACCAGCTGTAGCTTGAACTGTTTGACTGTTACCTCTTTCAAGGAACATGTTAGCTACATCAACAGGATTCATACCTTCTACTGCATTAACGAGTTCCGGATCCCATTCACCAGTACGATAGGACTCCATGATATAATCATAGAGATCGATATCCTGATTAATTTCTTCTTCAACCTGTTCGGTTTCCTCGTAGAATTGCTCTTGCTCTACATCTTCCTGTTTACCACTGAGGCGTTTCTGTAGTTCAAGGTAGCCACGCTCTAGTTCTTCAGCTGAACGATACTTACCAGCCAACAGCTGGTTTTCTTGTTCAATTAGACGTTCTCCAACTTCCAGTGAATCGAGTTCTTCAGCAGACAGTTCACCATCTGCTAGTTCGGAAGGATTAATCGTAATTTCGTTTGCCATTTGCTGTGATAACGGTTAGATTTCCAAGACCTATTGTCTTGACAAAATCGGGGGAACGACCGATGGTGGGTTCACCAATCTTACTACGCTTCATGTAAGGCATTTCAGATTGGTCTGTTTGCTCATCAACTTGGTCAACCGAAGGGACTACCTCCGGGGATGTTTGATTCCTGTTCGATCTCTGGGTTCTCGTTGGTGATTGTTTGTTCATTCAATTGATTCATCATCTGTGGATTTTTGGTGGGATCCATCAATGGAGCCTTAGCCATGTTAGGAGCCTGTCTAATAAGCTCCATCTCTTGTTCCTGTTGTTGCATACCATCTTGCTCTTCTTGTACTTGAGCCATTGATTTAACAAGGTTAAGTACATCAATACCTTGAGCAGCAGCAAGACGCTTCACTGCCTCATCTACATTAAGATAAGTAGCAAGTGCTTCAGGGCCAAGTGTTTGTGCAATAGTAGTGAAGAACTGAGTCAACGATTCCCTGTCCTGTCCCCTACCAAGTGCATTGATACCAGCAACAATAGTAGGCCGTACAAGATCTTTGGGAATCTTGGGAATGTCGTTGTTCTTTTGAAGTACAGAAAGCTTACGGTTAAGATAAGGCACAAGGAACTCAACAGTCAACAGGGAGAATAGTCCACCCAACTGTTGCTCTAGTTCCATCTGTGTCATGCGTACCTCTTCTGCAGTAGTACGCTCACTGTTCCTTACATTCAGGATGAGGAATGCTTCACTCAACCTACGTTCAAGAACACTAGCCATCTCCATAGCAGTCCTGAAGTCAGCTGTCTTACCAACCTGTACAACACTGATATCATCAGGACGCCCCTGAATGATGGCTCCGTTGCCCGCAGAGGCCAGTGTCTGTGGCTTAGTAGTACTAGAGGGAGATACGGTAAAGACCACCTTAGCGGCGACTGCAGAGCCCTCTACGAGTGCTTGCATAAGAGCCTCTAAGGAGCGGAGATCACCAAGGAACTCCTCTACCCTACCTCTACCAAATGATTCACCATCTACTACATTAAACCTCAACACTAACCAAGGGTTAGCATCAATAGGTGCCTTTCCTTGTGAGCCAGGAATGATTTTATCGGCTACCTCTTGGTGCCAAATGAAGCGGTTATTATCCCGCCGTACATGTGTGTAAACATCTACATCCTCATCATTCTCAGAACCCTCCTCACCTGGTGCATTAACAGGAAGGATTGTATTAAGAATGGGTGCAAGTAGTTTACGGCTGATGCGTTCTCGTGTGACGATCTCTAAGACCTCACCGTTACCATCTCTATCTACGACATACCTATTCAATGGGTATAGCTTAAGCCCCTTAGGGCCCATGTAGATCAGCGCATTGCCACCAACAACCAAATGCTTGAGTGCTTGGTGTACTGTAACGCGATCACTAGATGCCGCTATAATTTCCATCACTGACCTCTCCATCTTAGCGAAGGAAATGTCTAGGTCTGAACGTGCTTCTGCAGGAAGGTCTACACCGATCTTTGAATCATCGATCTGTAGCTTAAAGAAACTGGTTTGAGGGGGCAGTAGAGCTAGCATCAACTTAGATGCCAGAGTGACTACCCCCTTTGCGCCAACACTTTGCCATGGTGTAACCAACCTCAGGTTAGTTGACCTACCTACATCATCATCCTCTTGGATCAAGGTAGGTAGTGTCAACTCAGAGCACTGTACAGCTGTATCGAGAAACGTGGAACGATATTTACTTAGATAGTCGTACCGTGATTTAGCTGTCATTGTTATTAATTGTTATTAAATTCTGAATGACCAAGCACCAGTTGGTGCAATACGTTGTGATGCAAGGCCTTGTGCTTTACTTCCAGCACGCCTACGGGCACTTCTGCTTTTTCTGTATCCAGTAGCCCAGTTAGAAAGCTCTGCTCCAACACCAGGCATGTTGATATTGATATCCATCATTTCTTGTGGCGTCATTCCTGTATCCAGTGGAGCAATGTCCATTGGAGTGGCATCCATGGGAGTAATTTGGGAAGTAGCAGCAGTGCCCATGTCAGTAGCACCTCCTCCTCCACCGCCAGTATTGGTACCGCCTGGTGTAAATTTATATTGATTCTGGCCAAAATTATTGACAGCAGTCATGCCACCACCTCGAATTTGTGTACCGAGAGTCATGTACGAGGGTTCTTTACCAGCACTACCACCAAACGGCTGACCTTTAATAACACCACTTGGAGTGCTGCGTTCACCCATCATGGATTCAAGGGTTTTACCAATTCGTCCAGTACCATACGCAGATTTTCCGCCACCAAGAATCTTAAGGAAAGCATCGTATCCAGTAGGTGATTGCTTGTAGTCCTGCCTGATCAGTCTGTTTGCTGCGCCAGCATTCAAAGCAATTCGTGCAGAACCTTTATCCTTGAGACTGCGATTAACTTTATCTAGTTGTCGAACAACAGTTGCTTCTGGTTTACCTGACACCTTGGAGATCTTAGCCAACTCTTTGCTAGTTATACCACCTTCACCTGCAATCTTTAGATTCTTACGAATGGTGTTATTTTTGCCAACTTTAGCGGCAGCTGCAGAGGGGGTTGCTGCGGATCCCGAAGAGCCATAAAGACTACCTAGCGAAAATGCACTAGCATCTTTACCAGACTTGGCGATAGCTTGATCCATCCCAACATTAGTTGGATCTTGACTCCGATACCAAGCACGTACATCTTCGTCTGTACCACCACCTGCTACCCATACTCCGCCACCAGTTGCAGCGTCATATCCTTGTTGGCCGGGCATCATTGCCCCAGGTACAAACCGGGTGTTAAAACTCTTACCAGATCCAGCGTCTATATAACTTGCTTGGATATGTGATGGACGCTGAGGAGCCTCAGTAATTACTCGATCACCAGCGGAATTGGTGTAGGCAGAAGTAGCAGCGGCAGTAGTAGCTTTAGACTTTGGCATCTTGCCACCACCTTTCTGCTTGATTGCAACAGTTTTTTGTTGGGCTTTCATTGGAGTAGCAGCAGGTTTTACAACAGCTTTTTGTTGAGCTTTCATTGGAGTAGCAGCAGGTTGTGCGCCAGCTGCAAGGTACGGTGCTTGCTGTACGCTTGCAGTGTTACTTGGCATCCTGTTAGTAGCCTGTCCAGGTCCTTCCTGAGCTTTTACAGGAGTAACAGCAGGTTTTGCAACAGTTGCTTGTTGAGCTTTTACAGGAGTAACAGCAGGTTTTGCAACAGTTGCTTGTTGAGCTTTTACAGGAGTAACAGCAGG